GAGAGCACCAATGGCACTGAGTCGTAAGCGCTTACTGCTGGCAAAGATTGAAAGCACCTACGGGACCGATCCTACGCCCGCAGCAACTGATGCCGTGCTGGTGTCAGCCCTTGAGGTGCAGCCTTTGCAGCTGGAGCTGAAGGACCGCGAGCTGATCCTGGGCTATCTCGGCAACACTGAGATGGTGGTTGGCCAGCGCCTAGTCAGCGTCTCCTTCGATGTTGAGATTGCCGGATCTGGCACAGCAGGCACAGCGCCCAAGTGGTCGGCATTGATGCAGGCCTGCGGGTTTGCTGAAACCATTGTGGCCTCTACCAGCGTCACCTACTCCCCAGTCAGCGCCAACTTTAAGGGCGTCACGCTCTACTTCTTCGCCGATGGCGTGCGCCACAAAGTCACCGGCTGCCGTGGCACCTGGAGCATGGCCTTGGAAACTGAAGAGATCCCTAAGATCAGCTATTCTTTCACCGGCATCTTCAACGCACCAACCGACGAGACGCAGCCTGCACCGACGTTCAGCAACCAGGCCGATCCGGTGATTGTCAACAGCGCCAACACCGCCACCCTGCAGGTGCATGGCTACGCCGCTTGCCTGAGCGCCTTCAGCCTGGACCTAGCCAACGAGACACCATTCCGTCAGCTGGCCGGCTGCACCCAGCAGGTGATGATCACCGACCGCAAGCCCGAGGGCGAGGTCACAATCGAGGCGCCTACGATCGCGCAGAAGAACTACTTCAGCTCTGCCAGCACCCAGACCGCAGGCCAGTTCAGCTGGGTCCACGGCACCACTGCGGGAAACATCATCACGTTCACCGCGCCAACTTGCAATTTGGGCTCCCCAGAATACGATGAAGACGCCGGCGTCATTATGCTGAAGCTGCCGTTCATGCCTCAGCCAACCGCTGCAGGCAACGATGAGTTCACCCTTACTTGCACTTGATCCATGGGCTTCATCCTCGAGCAAACGCCTAGCTTTTCCTGGCCGATTACAATCAGGGAAACCCAAGACGGCGGCCGCTACCGCACCCACACCTTTGAGGCAGTCTTTAAGCGGCTGCCACAGAGCCGCATGGACGAGATCGCGCTTGACTATCAGCGCATCAAGAGCTATGCGGCCCGCGATGAGGTGATCAACGAGCTGCCTACCAGGGCAATCGCCAGCGAAATTCTGATCGGCTGGACTGGCATTTTTGAGCCAGACAACACCACGCAGATCCCTTACTCAGAAGACAGCAAGGCGCAGCTGCTGGAGATCTCAACAGTCGCTGACGTGCTGGTTACCACCTACATCGAAAGCGCAGAGAAGGCCAAAGCAAAAAACTAACCGGCGCTGTGGAGCATCTGCTTCATGGCAGCAGCGCCAATAAAGAGCTGCTTGCTGATGCGGCAGCATTTGGCATGACCTTGCCAGAGGCAATCCTGGCGCCGAAGGTCTACCACATCTGGCCTGAGCACATGGAGGTGCTGAGCCTGTTCCTGCGCTGCATGACGCAATGGCGCTGCGGTGCCAGTGGTGTGATCGGGCTGGACTATGGCGTGGTGTTGCAGATGGCTAGCCTGTATCAGATCACCGAGGATCTGGCCCGCGTGATGGAAGACCTGCAGATTATGGAACTGCACGCACGCTACCTGATCAATAAGGAGGCGAAGTAATGGCACTGATGCAGGCGCTGCTCAAAATTAAGGCCGCCGTTGAAGGGTCAGGTGCTGTTCAGGCGCTAGGCCGATCCATTAACGGGCTGGGCAGTGCCGCTAGCAGAGTGTCAGGCGGGCTCAAAGGCATGGCCGGCGCCGCTGGTGGCCTTGCTGGCTCCATGGGCTCCCTGGTGCCGCTGCTGTCCGCTGCAGGGCTAGCAGGGCTGGCAAAAAGTTCTATTGACGCAGGCAACAAGATGCACGACCTGTCACAGCAGACAGGCGTAAGCGTGGAGATGCTGGCCAGGTTCAAGAAGGCAGCGGCATTATCAGGCACAACTCTTGAAGCGGTGACAAGCGGACTGGGGCGGCTGTCCAAGGCAATGGCAGCGGCTGTTTCATCTTCTGACTTTGGGCGAATGACCAAAGCCGAAATGGAGAAGGCAAAGGATGCAGTTGAGGAGGGCGAGAAGGAGCAAACCAGAATCGTAAAAGCGCAGGCCGATGAGCGCGTGAAGAAACTGGAAGACGAATCAGACGACAGGCTAAAAGAATTAAACAAGCGCTATCGGAGAGAAGAACAGTTATTGAATGATCAATTTGACGACCAGTCGGACGCAGCAGAACAAGCGGCAGACGATAGAACCGAAAGCCAGATCAAGGCAATTCAACGCGAGTTTGACCAAAGGAAAAAAGCAATACAATCAAATCAAGCGCTATCCGATGGAGAGCGCGAAAGAAGTCTTAACTCTTTGGAAGACAGCGAAGATAGAGCGCTTGACATTATTCGCAATAATGCAGCGGAGGAAGGCAAGTTGCGTAAGCGTGCGGCGCGGGATCAGCAGCAAGTTATCACCGACCAGCTAAACGAACGCAAAGCCGCAGAAGAGAAAGCCATTCGTGATCGAGTTGAAGGGCAAAAAGCAATTATCCAGCGAGGCGCAGAGGATCAAACCCTAATCATCAAGCGCGCAGCAGAGGAAGCGGTAAAAGCTCTCAAGATAGATCCAGGCGAGTCTGCAATGGCAGACGAGATGGAAGAGCTGGGGCTGACAGGCAAAGGCGCTTCGGATGCATTCCGAGAGCTGCAAGTTTCAATCACAAACTCAGACGGGACACTGCGCAGCTCGGGCGATGTAATGCTGGACATTGCCAATAAGTTCAAGGCCATGGAGGACGGCCCGAAAAAAGCTGCATTGGCAATGAAGCTAATGGGCAGAGGCGGGGCAGAGCTGATCCCAATGCTCAACATGGGAGGCACAGCAATCGAAAAAATGTCGGTAAAAATGACCGCCGCATTTGCCGAAGACATGAATAAGTATGCCGACCAGCTGACAACTTTGGGGGGCAAAGTCGGGGGGCTTGGAGCAGACATTGCAATCATGCTGCTGCCACATCTAGAAGCATTGACAGCCAACCTAATAAAAGCGTTTGACGCATTCAGAAGCCTTGACCCCAACGTACAGGGCTTGATCATCACGGTTGGCAGCCTTGCTGTTGCCTTCTTAGTGCTGGCTCCAGCCATCTCTGCTGTGATTAGCATTTTTGGCGTTTTGGCCGGCGCCTTGGCCGGCCTGCAAATCGGCGCCACCATCGCCGGCTGGGCTGCAGTGGCTGGCCCTGCAATCGCGGCGATCAGTGCCGCATTTACCGGCTTCCTGACCTTCCTAACCGGCACCCTGCTGCCTGGCCTGCTGGCCTTCTTCTCTGGCCCTGCCGGCTGGACCGTGCTGGCAGTTGCTGCGGTGGTGGCAATGGCGGTGCTGTTCCGCAATCCGCTCACTGACTTTGCCGCCTGGGTGGGCACATGGGGGCAGACAGTGGGCCAATTCTTTACAGCCAATGTCACCACGCCAATATCGAATGCGTGGCAGTCGATGGTGGAGTTCCTGCCAAAGGCATTGAACGTAGCCGCAACCACTATTAAAAATGTATTTACTGGCGTTGGCACTGCAATCAAAGCCGTTTTAAATGGCGTTTTGCGTGGTGTCTTTGGCGCGGTAAATGGCGCGATTGAAAACATTAACCGTTTAATCAGAGCGGCCAACGCAATAGCAGCCAAGGTAGAAGGGCCACAGTTCGATCAGCTGCCAACGCTGAACATCCCACAATTCGCCAAGGGTGGCTACGTCGGACAGGGAACGCTTGCCGTAGTTGGCGAGGCTGGCCCTGAATACATTGTGCCTGAGCGCAAGGCCGCAGCCTTTGCCATGAACTACCTGAACGGTGCTCGCGGTGGTGCTGCTATTCCTGCCTTCGCCAATGGCGGCTTCGTGGGCGGTGGCAATGCATCTGGCGGCTTCGTCGGCGGCAACGCCCAGATCAATGTCACCACTGGCCCTGTGATGCAGCAGGGCGGTCAGCAGTACGTTTCCATGGCTGACCTGGAGCGCGCCATGCGCAAGACGGCAGACGGCGTTTACGCCAGTCTCAGGACACCAGCAGGCCGCCGCGCCGTGGGGGTGCGCTAATGGCTCGCGGTCAATCCCAGTTCCTGCGCATCTTCTCAGGCAACACCACCTATCAGCGGTGGCAGTCTTACTATGTCAACACCAGCGTGAGCTATGGGGGCGCCGTGTGGGCGTATCAGCACTTCGACGCTGATGGTATTACCGCTGGCGAAGTGCAATCAGAAGCCTCAATTTCAGTCACCCTGCCAGCCACCACCAACGTGATAGAGGTGGTGCTGCAGTCGCTCAACGAAGCCCGCCTGGCAGAGCTGCGGATATACGAGTTTGACACCATTTTTGGCAACAGCACTCCACAGGGCGGGCAGACGTTGATTGCGTCTTACCTCGGGGAGGTGGTTGGAGTGTCGGGCAGCTTTACTCAGATCACAATGCAGCTTGGCAGTAGCATTTCACCAGTTGGCGCGCAAGTGCCGCCGCGTAAGTTCTCAACAAAACTAATAGGTGCGCCATGCCAGCTGTAGATTTTACCCCTTACACTCAAGCTCCCCGAAGGGTTAGGTCAACCTCTGGGGTGCTGCCAATTGGATTATTAACACTTGGCGGCGGCAAGGGGCTCTTGCCGGCAAGTGCTGAAGCTAGCACTCCGTTAGTTGAAAAGGGAGCAGAAGGCAATAACTTGCTTGACGTAAAACAGCGCGGCGCAGTCGTTGGTGAGCCAATACCAATTGTGTTTTGCCGCCGCATTAATGGCACTGGCGGCGTACTAATCAGCCCGCCGGCAACAGAGGCCAGGTTTGAAGACGACGCATCCAGCAACATCACGGCCAGCTACCACCTAGTGCTCAGCGAAGGGCAGATTGATTCGATCCAAGTCCGCGATGTATTCCAACGTGCGTGCCGGGTTGGGAGCTTTACCCAGACCTACGGCCGCCGCGCTGGCACCTTTGTGGCCGGCAACTTTATCAACAACACGCCAAACCTAGAGGCGCCAACCTATTGCGGTACCGGCGGCACCTATGACGGGTTGAGCACAATGGCGTTCTCGGTCACGATCCCGGCAGGATTTGACCAGTGGAACCGCCAGGTGCATTGCTTTATCCGTGGCGGGATCTACGTCACGCGGCTGCTTGATAGCGTCAGCGGCCCAAGCAACAACGTGGCTGATTTGCTGCTGTATCTGCTGCGCAATAGCTCCAAGGTGCCTGATGCAATGATCGACACCGCCACCAGTTTTCTGGCAGCAGCAACATTTACCGATGTCAATGGGTTTTGGTTTAACGGAGAGGAAAGACAATCTAATAATTTAGTCGATTGGATAAGCGACAGGCTTAAGTATTTCTTGTTGCGTCAAACACGAATCGGCGGCAAGGAAGCGCTTAAGCCACTGATCCCAACCAACAACAACGGCACGATCAAAACCACAGCAGTGAGCTGGGTGTTCACGTTCACCGAAGAGCACATCATCCCAGACAGCTTTGAGATCACATACACACCGCTGGCAGACCGTAAGCCGTTCTGCGCCACGGTGCTGTGGCGGCAGCAGGATGATCTAGGCATACCTGTGATGAGGACTGCTGAGGTGCGTTACACCGGCACTGCTGCCGATGGACCCTATGAACAGCACGACCTAAGCGGATTCTGCTCTACTGAAAACCACGCAGTCAAGGTGGGCGCTTACATCCTGTCCAAGCGCAAACACGTTACCCACCGGCTACAGCTTGGCGTCAAGCCTGACGGATACAACCCAACGCTGGCGGCTGGTGATCTGGTGCGGGTGCGCTTGGAGCGTGTGGCATCCACCGGAGCGGACAGCGTTCACGACTACCTCTACGAGGTGGACCGCATCGGCAAGTCGATCACGGGTGAGGTGCAACTTGACCTGACCCACTTCCCGGTTGATGCCAACCTTGCCAGCGTGGTGGCTCAGGAAGTAAATGCCGCCACAGGCACCGGCCTGTTGCTGCCAACCGGGCTCAGCGGTGCTACCTGCGACGTGAACTCTTCAGCAAATACCAGTGTGCCGGCTGAGACGTTTACACAGCGGACCTTCCCTGACTACGAAAGCTCAATTGCTGACTTTGGCGATGGTGGTGGTGGGTTTGGCGATGGTGATCCTACGGAAGACAATGAAGACGACGAAAAGGACAATCAAGAAGATAATCCCTTTAGAGACTATCCAAAACCTGGCGACCCTAATGTTCCAGAGTTTCCGACTACACCGGCGCCACTGGTGCCTATACCCATGGAGGGAGGCGCTGCAGCTCCAGGCGGGGCAATACCAGGACCAGACGATTGGGCGCCTGGTACTTACACATCAACACTGACGCTTGCAAGTGGCAACTTTACTCAATACAACAAAGTATTACAAGGTGGAATTTACGTTTGTCCCAATCCTCCTGATACTTCTGTTGGTTTTGCAAATGGAGGAACTGTATCATATGGCGGTTTTGCTTATGGGCTTTACAGATACGATAACCCCGGTGAATGCGGCGGCTCTAAAGATTTTGGATGGTTTTTCCTCTTGGCTCAACCTGGATTTAATCCAGTGTGGATAGGCCTAGGCAGCGGTGGGCAGGACCCCGGAATCATCTACCCGATGGGGTGGTCAATTTCAAATACATTTGTTCCTGTTTAGAAATGGCCACCTTTCCCACGCTCACCCCATCAAGTCGGACCTTTACGCCAGGGCGGCATCCTCACTCTGAGATCCAAACCCTTAAGGGGCTACAGAGTCGTGTGCGGACTAGCAATGTAATTCTAGACCAGCAGCTACGGCTGAGCTTCCTAGGTCTCACTGAATCGGAGATGCTCAGCGTCCGCAGCCACTACGTTGGCCAGCGGGGGCGCTTTCTCAGCTTCGCCATTCCCGACAGCCTGCTCAGTGGCATGACCACGCCGGCCAACTTCACGCCCACTGGCTACAGCTGGATTTACGCCAACGCACCACAGGTTGAAGACATCCCATGCGCTCAGCGTTACAACGTGAGCATAGAGCTGGTGACGGTGCCGCCTGAAGGAGCCAATATCAACGGCTTTAACCTCACGGTTACCGCGTCGCTCACAGCTGGTGCGGTCAGTGGCGACCTAGGCGCATCAGCTCCAGGTGCTGCGCTGACAGTTGCGGTGTCACTCGCAGCTGGTGCGGTTAACGGCGATCTCGGGGCGTCGGTGCCAGGGTTCAATCTGACGGTTACGGCATCGCTGGCGGCTGGTGCTGCGGAATCCTTCATCAATGCCCCAAGTGCTGCGCTGACAGTTGCGGTGTCATTTTCGGCTGGTGCGGCTTCTGTTCTCTCGCAAAGCGTAAGCCATTCATGGGCAACCGCTGGAGAGGCCGTTCTGATTAGTAATGATCGGGTCGGGTATCAATTCACCGTAGGCGCTTCTGCCATTACTTGCCAAGCGCTCGGGCTTTACATGCCTAGCGGTTCAATTGTAGAGCGCGTGATAATACACAGAGTAGATACGGGGTCGTCCGTTGCTTCTGTGGACATTACCAGCTCTGCAAATGCATGGGCTGATGTTTCGATTACGCCTGTTGTCTTATCTGCCGGTGTTCAATATGCAATCTCAACGCGCGGTGTTAGTGGCACGGAAAGGACTGTCTACCGCAATCATACGGGCTTAACTTTTAACGCTGCCATAGGCTCAATCTCTTACAAGTTTGGCAGCGGTGACAGCCTGCCAACGAATACAACTGGCAACGCCTATGCCATCGCCCGGTTCCTGTTCACTTAAAAGCCCTCCATAGCCTTACTTAAATGCAATATGACCCGTGGCATCACTCATCTTCAACTCCTGCATTGACGACGTAGCGCGCGGGAATATCGACTTTGACACCAACAGCTTTAAAGCAATGCTGGTCACCAGCACCTACACGCCGAACAAGGACACGCATGACAAGCGCGACGACGTAACCAATGAAGCCACCGGCACCGGCTACACCGCTGGCGGGGTTGCCACCGTTTGCACCGTCACCAAAGACACCGCCACCGATCGGGTGACGATACAGTTCGCCGGAGTGTCGTGGGCGTCTTCCACAATCACAGCACGGGGGCTGGTGATTTACAAATCCACAGGCGGCGCGGCAAGCACTGATCCCGTGGTGGCCTACAACGACTTCGGCAGTGATGTATCCAGCAGCGGCGGCACATTCGCCGTGGCAGCCAGCACCATCACGCTGCAGAACTAATGGCCACGTTCCCTGCGTTGGAACCTGCCGCCAGGTCCTACGACTTTGGGCAGTTCCCGCTGACGGAGGTGCCCAGCATCAGAGCGGGTACTGTGCGGTTCAGGCATGGCACCACGCAACAGAACTATCAGCTGACGCTGGGTTACATCGCGCTCACCGATGCAGAGGCCAGCCTGATCCGCAATCACTTCCAAGGCCAGGGTGGCGGCTACCGCAGCTTCCAACTGCCGCCGATCATCTGGAGAGGCCAAACCTTCAGCGGCAACATCGTGCCAACCAACACCCGCTGGCGATATACCGCCGCACCAGAAGAAGAACACCGCAGCGCTGGGTACGTCAACGTCACCGTGGCCCTTGGCTCTGATGGCACGATCGACGCTGAGCTAGGGCTGCAGCCGATTGATCTCACCTTTACCCCCGGCGCTGCTACAGGCGCCTGATCCATAGCCTGAAGCCAAAGCAGCTGAGGCCCGTGATTGAAGTTCTAGCCGCTGTGGCCGGCGCCTCTATCACCTGGGCTGCGATGGGCAGCATGGGGTTTTCACGGCGCAACGATGAAGCGCGGGAGGCCGTTATTCGGCTCACCGCAGGGGTTGAAAACATAGCCACACAGCTACAGATCCTACACACCGACATCAAAGACGAGCGCAAGGAGATGTTCGGCCGCATTGGCAGCGTCGAGCAGCGCGTCAGCAAGCTGGAGGGGCAGAAATGACCACACCAACCGAGCGCGCGTTTTTGATTCGCTGCCTGGTTGGCGTGCTGTTGACCGGCATAGCGATCGGCGCCGCTGATTTGATCGTCTGCCGGGTTCGCACACCAGCCAGCTGCAGCACCATGGCCGCAGCAGTCGCAGCATCCGTAACCGGCGCTGCCGGCTGGATCGGCGGCATCCTCACCAAATCCCCACCATGACAACCATTTTCCGCACCA